CCGGTCCGCGCCCTGAGTTACCGCCGACGCGCCGGTCCCGCTGCGGATCTTCAGGTAGCGGATGCCATAGAAAGCCTCCTGCGGCACCACGACCGACCGGCTCGCCGCCACGACCGAGGACGGCAAAGTAATCTCGCCGTCCTTGTCATAGAGATCGGCGAACGCAACCCCGTCGGAGCTAGTCTGGAAGGTGATCGCGGCGGCCGTCCATGCGGAGGGCAGGTGAATACGGTGCAGCCGCTGGTCGCCAAGGTCGATCACCCCAGAAAGCGATGCCGCGTTCGCGATCAAGGCCGACTTGGGATCGCCGGGCGCTGCCGATTGCGTGTCCTGCGTGAAAACGCCCATCTCATTCCTCCTCGTTCAAGACAATCGCCGGCTGCTCCGGCCAAACCACATCCGCCGGATCGCCGACGCCAACAGTGATCGCCTGCAGCCGCTTCAAATATCCGAGCCATTCGGTCTGATTTGCCGCCGTCACCGGCGAATCCGGCATCACCGTCCAGCGGTTCGCATCGAGCAGCCGGTTGCGTCGGTTGCGGACCTCCGCCCAGCGCCGCGCGATCGGCACCTTCGGCCGCGTCGCATCGCTCTTGTGTTTGTTCGCCCGGCCCGTGTCCGGGTTGATGAAATAATCCTGCGCCTCGAAATGCCCTTCGGCGAGCGCGAAGCCCTGCTCGAGCATGTGCGTCGCCTCGTCGACGCTCGGCACCGCGAGATGCGCGCGAATCTCGCCGGTCGCCGGATCGTAGACGGTGAGTTCGAGGTTCCCTCGCTTGCTCTGATTTCGTCGCCTGCTCATTTCTTCACCAGCTGGCCAGTGGCGTACACGACATCGACCCAAGGCGACCCGACGTCGTTGCGCGCCTGGATCTTGTAGACCGGCGAGGCATTGGCCGGCGGCGACATATCGACGAAGCCGAACGTGAATGTTGCCCGATCATTGGTGACGTCGACGATCCATTCGCGGCCGATCTGGGTCGATCCGTCGCGCAGACACCGACAGGCGACCGTGTCGTCGCTGCTGCCGCCCCGGTGCATCAGCGTCGTCGCAACGATCAGCACCGCCTGATTGGCCGCCGCGGCCGTCGTCGCCGTATTGACGGAAACCTGCGCCGCCGGGCTGCCGATATCCTGGTACGATCCGCCGGTGATCTGATCGACCGGCGTCGCGCTGAACACGGTCGTGGCGCTGACCGCGCCATCGGCCACCTTCAGCGTCGTTACGTTCAGGTCTGCAATGTGCGCCGTGATGATGTTCGCAAGCTGGATATAGGCGGTCGTGATGATCGACAGCGCGGCCAGATCGCCCTGCACCTGCTCCCAGATCGAACCGTTCCAGCGCTTCCACACCTTGGTCGACGGGTTGAGCCATGTGTCGCCGACAACCGGGCTCGACGGCGTCGACGTCTGGTAGAACGGGATCGCGTCCCGGCCCGGCGCGCCGGTCGATCCTGTCGCGCCGGTCGCCCCGTCGTCTCCCGTGATCCGCACCGGCGCCGACCAGCTGCCGATCAGCACATTGGCCGCCGTCTGCGTCGATGTCGACATCCACAGTGGATTCGAACCGCTCGGAGGCGCCAGGCTCCATGTGCTCGGTGTCCCGTTGCCAGTCGGCGTCGACGGCTGCGTGGCACTCCGCTTATAGACGGTAACTGTCTTGTTGCCGGTATCTCCAACCGGCCCCTGCTCGACGAACGATTTCCAATATGTGTTCGATGTGGTCGGCAATGTCGGCGGTGCGTTGCCGCTGGTCGGCGTCGGATTGATATAGACCCAGGACGATCCGCCGTACTGGACGATGCTCCCTTCCATATAGACTTCGGTGGCGCTGTAATCGCCCCGGTCGACCAAGGTTGACCAGAAGGCGACATCGCTGAGCGCGTGGACCTGCCACGTCCTCTCCGCCTGCAGCGCAAGTTTCCAGTAAGGCGGTCCGATCGCGAGCTGCTGCACATTCCCGACCGGCGGCAACGCCGCGCCGCGCGCATTCAATGTCATCGTCGGCGAACCGAAGCCGATCGGCACCGCGAACAATTGCCCGAGCCAGTCGACTCCGGCGACCGCGTTGACGCTCGCCGCGATCCGCTGGATCAGTTGCCGCGCCGTCGTCTGCGCCGCCTGGTAGATCGAGATATTCCACGGCCGCGCGCTGTCGAGCGCGTCCATCGATCCCTCGTCGAACCGCCCGCTGCCGCCCGCGATCAGCGCGATCCGTTTGATGATCTCACCCGGGGTCTGCACCCATCCGTCCGGCCCGGCATTGTCGCCCTTGACATGATGGCTGATCATCCCGACCGGTGGCGCGCCGAGCCGGACCAGCCCCGCCGCCTTGGACGTCGCCCATGTGCCCGCCGGAATCGTCGCCGCGACAAGCGCCGCATAGCTCGGATAATCGCCGATCGACGCGCCGCGGCGGATCACCCGTTCGAACGCGACCTCGACGTCCTGGATCGAGCCATAGGCCGACAGCTGGATCACATTATTGACCGTGTCGATCATCTGCCCCGGCACGAATCGCGGCGCACCGATCGACAGCGGCTTGACCGTACCTTTCAGCGCCGCATCGCCCTCGATCCCCGTCGTTCCGGCATAGGTCGCCAGCAACGGCTGATCGAGCCAGCGGTCGTCGACCGCGAACGGGATGCTCGCGATCTGGTCCTTGATCGACGGCTGCTCGGTCACGCGGCCGTCGAAGCGCAGCGTGTAACTCCCGAACGCGTCGCCTGCCGCGCCGGTCCAGATCCTGATCCGCGCGTCGGCGAGCGCATAGCGCCCGAAGTCAGCCCATGGCTCGATCGCCAGCGCCAGCTCCGACGCCGGCGTCCCGATCTGCCCAGTAAAACCGCCGTCGAACAGATCGTAGCGAAGCACCGGCAATTTGCCGACCACCGGCCACCAGGTCTGCCCGTTGACATGGCAAACCCGCTCGTCGTTGACGCTCGACGCGCGGATCGCGACCGCCGCGCCCGCCACCGGGTCCCATCCATCGATCTGGATCACGGCGGCGAACATGCCCGCCGTCCGCCGGTCTCGGCGCTTCGCAATGACCGCCGATCCGCCGAGCGACAGCGCTCCGGTTCCACGCAGCGCCCGACGCCGCCCGATGCGTGCTGTGCCGCCGAACGCCACCTGGCCGGCGCCCGCAACGAGCCGTTTCACTGCCGCGACGGCCGCGCCGGTAGATCGGATCGTCGAAGAGCCGACTATCCGCAGTCGTCGGTTGACGCGCGCAGTTCCACTCAGGCGGACACCGCCAGAGCCCGCGATCGAACGCGTGCGCGGGGCCATCAACCCGCTGCCGATGAAGCGCACAGATCCGCTTGCCCGAATCGTCCGGTGCGCCACGAAAGACCCGCTGCCGTTGAAACGGACGCCGCCCGAACCCGCGATGGAGCGATGCCTTCCGATCGCCGCGGACCCGCTCAGTTTCGCCGCACCGAATCCAGCCACACGAACGCGCGACTTCATCTCGACGATCAGCGCCGAAGATTCGACCGCAGCTGTCGACCAGGCCGCGGTCTGCGGCGGGCTGCCTACGTCGTAAGCAATCTCGAGCGGCCGCGACGGCCCTGCAGCCGCGATCTCGGCGAGTTCGGTGAAGCCTGAGGGCGGCGACACCGTCAGGGGATTGGCGTTGAACGCGCCGAACGCCATCACGAGGCTGTTGGCCGCGGGCGCCGTCGGCAGACTGGGTGCCGGCGAGCCCGACGTCGCATCAGAAACTTCGGCGTGATTCGTAAAATCGGTCGACGCGTCGGCCACGCTGCCGACGAACAGACGCCCACTGAGGGTAGTGGCGTCGTTCGAAGTCACCGACACCGTCATTGCGACACCGGTCGAAACAGCGGCCCAGACAGTGATGCGCGTCCTGGTTGCGCCCGCGCTGCGCAGAGTGCCGATCAGCTGCCAGCTCAGGCCGACGCTGTCTGAAATGCTCGGTGTCGCGGCCGAGACACCCTGGGCGAATATGCCCGAGGCAACGACGATCAGATCGCCAGTGGGAACCGTGAAACTGCCGGTCGTCGCGGTCGAGCCTGTTGCCGACCCCTGGCTGACCGGCGTTCCCGTTGGCATTGGTTAAGCCGCCGTCTTAGCTGGCGGCGAGATCGAGGTCGCCGATCGCTATCTCCGGCGAATCGCCGTCGGAATAGAGCTTCGGATTGGTGATGCCGCCGAATTCGAGCAGGTTTCCGCCCGTCGACGCGTCATAGGTGCCCCAGGCGCCCACCATCTCGTCGGTGCCGCCCGTCTTTTGGGGGAATGTGATCGCGGCGCTATTGTCCTGCGCGCCCGACGCGGCCGCGTTGAACTTCGACGATCCGCCGGTGCCGAGCGCGACGCGCGCATAGCTTGTGTACGCACACTCGGGGACGTTCGTCACAGCGCGCAACGAAGGCGTATGCTCGGTCCAGACCGCGGTCCCGTCGCTGACCGTGCCGCCGTCGGTGGTCGGCCAGGTCGGCTCGCCCGATCCGGTCGTTCCCGCCGTCGTGCAGCGATAAAGTCGGCCGTTGGGAGTCGCCGGCACGGTGAAGTCGCCGACCGACACCGCGGTCGATCGCAGGTTGTTCGATTGTGCGCGGATCTTGAACAACGCGAGATAGACCGTCGGCATCGTGTACGACGTTTTCCCGATGATATGGTCGCGGATCTTGTTCGCCAGATAGGTGGATAGCGGCATTCATTTTCTCCATGTGAAAGGGCTCCGCGCAGCGCGCTGGCGGACGACGGTGTTCGAAACTTGGTTGGACGAGGGTTAGGCCGGTTCGCCCAGTGGCAAGCCCTCAAGCATATGCCGAACCATCGCCTCGGCTTGGTCGTAGCAGAATAGATTGGTTCCAACGGGCTCGTATCGACGGTTACGCGGGTCCATCTTAAGAGGAGCGTCCGCGTCGAAATGAATGCCGCAGTCCGGATTGAAATGCTCGGGCAACCGCCACATCAGGAAGCGGTTGACCATGTGCTTGATCTGATCGTCGGTCATCTATCGCTCCCTCGCATTCTAACTTCTAAAAAGGCTGCACGTACGCCGGTCCCGCCGGCACCGGCACAAGGTCAACCAGATTTGCCTTCCACTCCCAGCCGACCGCGTTGCGCTGGATCGTGCCGAGGTCGCCGATCAGCGGGCCAAAATGGCACCGCCGCTGGCGCATCGAATCCGCCGCCGGATTTGTGCAGATCGCGATCGGCTCCTGCGCGCCATGGCCCTCGGCCAGTGGCTGGATTTTCTTCTCGACCTCATCCTTTCGGACGTTCGAGAATGTGATCCCGACAGCGGGCATCTTCGCAGCCCGCCGCCGCAGCAGCGTCGCATGCGGCCCGAAATCGACCTTGCCGAGATCGCGTACGCCGAACCCACCTCCGAACCCGAAATTGCGCTCCAGGATGATCCGCTGCCCCATCGCGACGCGGCCGATCCCCGGCTGCACGTTGCCGCTCGATGCGCTGAACGTCAGCTCCCAATAGCGCCGCGTCAGTGCACCGTCGTCCTTCGTCCACCAGCCCACGCCGAGGCCGTGCGTCGGCATTTCTGAACCGGCAAGCAGCGGAATTATGCCGCTGTCATACACGCTCGACGTAAAGCCGCTGTTGCTCGCCGCACGGACCTGCAACTGTGTCGCTGTGCCGCTGATCGCGAAAATCAGAATGGCGTCCACCGGGTTCGGGTCGCTGCCGAGGTCGATGGTCAGCTTGGGCGCGGCCGAGTTGTTCGGCTGCCACGTGACTCCGACAAGATCATTTCCTGCATAGCTTGGATCGTGGCCGCCCGCCGTCGACGATGCCGTCAGCGTCATCGGCAGCGGCCTGATGATGAACGCGTTCGCCATCAGACCAGTACCTCGAGCTGCATATTCTCACCGTCCAGATCCAGCTCGATCCGCGTCGAGATTCCGCCGGCACTCACCGACTGGTCGGGATCGACCAGCGTGACGTTGAGCAGGCCCGATGTCGGCGACGGCCAGACCATGTCCTGTACCGGCACCCCGAACCGCCGCCGCTCGGTCCCGATCAATGTTGCCCGCGCCGCGATCGCCGTGTCCGCGTCCGAGGCGGCATCGTAAAACCCCTCCGCCGGATCGGTGCTTCCGTCGCGCGCATTGGGATAGCGCGTGTGGATCGTCGCACTCTCCCAACTCTCGATCCGCGCCTCGCGGATCGCCGGGCCGATGTCCGCAGGATCAGCCGGCATCAGGCATAGGCCCTGGCGTCGGCGACGTAGGCACTGACCCCGGTGCCGGGCGCGGCCCGCACCGCCGCGAGTATCTGGTTTAGGATATCGGTCTGCTGCGCCGTGATCTCGGCCGTCGCCTGTGTCGCCGTCGCTGTCTGCGCCGTATTCGCCGCCGTCGCCTGCGCCGCCGCATCGGCGGGCGTCGAGATCGGCTGCACGCTGTCGAGCTTGGCGATCGCCTGGTTGGTCGCGGCCTGGATCATGTTCATCTGGTCGAAGAACTGGCTGGTCGATCCGTACAGCTGCTTTTCGATGTCGAGGAACGACCGTGCCGCGCTTTCATACGCCTGCTGATCGATGTCCTGCCCCGAGTAGATCTTGTCGAGGAACGGCTGCAGCGCCGCCTTGGCGGCCGTCTCCTGGTCGCGCAGCGAATAGGGGCTCGACGATCCAAAATTGAGGCTGTCGAGGAAATCCTTGAGCGACGCGGCGGCATCCTCCGCAGCGGTCTGGACGTCCTTATACTGGTCTTTCACATCCTGCAGCTCGAGATTGTACAGCTGCTGCGCCTGCGTCATCTGCTCGGTCGTCGCCGCGCCCTCCTTGAGCGCATCCCAAACGTCCTTCCAGCGGTCGTTCAGGTCGTCGATCGCGGCGCCGAGCGGGTCGAGATGCTCCTTGAGCAGCTTGGGGATCGACTCGATCAGCAGCGCCTTCTGGATCGACTTGTCGAGATCCTTGCCGGCGGCGAGGATTCGCTTCGACGCCTCCGAAATGCCGCCGATCACGCCATCGTTGAGCGAATCGATAATCGCTGCCTTGATCGCCGCTTCCGAATCGTCGCCGAAGTCCGTCACAGTGGGGTCGCTCAGCTGGGTCTGGCCAGTGCCGCTGCTGTCGACCCGCCAGCTCTTGTTTCGAAGTGCGATAGAGACGCTCGGCGTGCCCGTCACATCACCGCCGAGCGCATCCGCGATCTGGTTTAGGGCATCGATCACCTGGCCCGCAGCATCACTGGCAGCCGTGATTCGCTTGTCGCTGTTGCCCGTCGTTTGTGTGACCGCAAGATCGCCGCTGTCGATGCCGATCGTCGCGGTGCCCTTTTTCGTCGAGCTGAACAAACCGCCCAGCACACCGCCCAGGATACTGCCGACAACCGAGCCGATCACCGTGCCGATGCCGGGGATCACGCTGCCGATCGCCGCGCCCGCGGCCGATCCGAGTTGGGCACCGCTGTTGCTGCCGACGGCGCTGCCAATCGCTAGCCCCGCCGCAGTGATCGCAAGACCGGCCCAGCCGGTGCCCGCCGAGCCGAGAAGGCCGCCGCCCGAGCTGCCGATCTTCGGCTCCGATGTCGTTGGAATGACCTCGTTCCAGGGGCTAGCCGATTCCCCGGTGTCGGTGCCGAAGGTGCCGAGATGCGTGACGCTGGTCGCTCCGCCGATCTTGCTGAGAATGCCGAGCGCGGTGTTTCCAGCAAAGCCAAAATTCGTGCCGCCGGCGCTCGAAAGCTGGCCGAGAACGCCCGACAATGACGTCTGCTGCCCATTGAGCAGCGCGAGCGTCCACTGCGCGGCAATCTCGGCGATGATCCGCCGCCCCTGATCCTTGAAGTCCTTCCAGATGCCGTCTGCGCCGTCGCGGAACGCCGTCTCGTAGAAATCGGCCAGCTCGCTGACCTGCTGCTTGCGCAGCTCGGCGAGCTTTTCCATCTCGCGCTCGCCATCCTCGGCGGCCTGGTCGACCATCGCCTTGAAATCGGCGGCATGCTTCTTTGCGTCGGCATCGGCATGGTCGGCCTTGACGCGCGCGGTGGCCTGATCCTCAAGGATCTTGAGCAGATCGAGCTGCGCCTGCGCCTGCTCGCGCGTGGCGCCGGTCTGCTTGACGATCTCGTCGACCGTCTTGCCGGCGATATCGGAATGCTGGCTGTCGACGTCGAGGATCGCCTGCGCGATGTCGGCTTCGAGATCGAGCCCTTGCCGGCGAAGATCGCCGATCTGGGCCAATTGTTTGCCCTTGTCGATCTGCTGCTGCAGCGACTCGATCATGTCGTGCGCGGCCTTGTTCGCGGCCTCTTCCTGCTTGGCCTGCTCGGCATAAACCGAGGCGTCCGTCGGGGCGCGGCGGAAGCCCAGCACGTCGCTGGACTTGAACGTCTCGGTGCTGACCATATTGCCTTGGTTGCCGCCGGTGACACGGATGCCGTTCGTCCCTGCCATGCCCGCAAAGAAACCGACATGGCCGCTGCCCGCCCCGGCGGCACCCTTGAGGATGACGATGTCGCCAGGCTCCGGCTTGTCGACCGCGCTGCCGTAATTGAGGAACGACCGCGCCGAAAGCGACCCGGTTCCTGGCAGGCCCTGCGTCGCCAAGACGGCATTCACGAACGCTGCACACCAGGCCACCATCTTCGGGTCGACATTGACATTGGCCTGCCTGAACAGCGCCTGCAACGCGGCATTGTCGCCCGTCTCGCTGAGCCCCGAATAGCCCTGCGCCGCCGACAACAGCCGCGCGCCCTCGATCTTCGATCCATCGGCACCGCTACGCCCGGCGCGCTCCGCATCCTGCGCGGCATCGATCTCAGCCTGCCTGAGCTTTTCTGCCGCTGCCAGATCGCGCTTGTAGGTCGCCTCGTCGGCACCTGTCTGCTTGCTCTTGCGGAACGCCTCGGTGAGAGCGTCCACGCTGTCCTTATATTTCTGGTTCGCGCGGGTGACGGCGTCGGTCGCTGCCGCAACCTCCATCCTATCGCGGGCAATCTTGAGTTCGGTCAGCGACTGCTGACCCTTGTCGATGCCGGCGGTCAGCTGCCTGATCTGTTCTTCGAGATCGAGGATCTTCTTTTGCGCATCGGCGGCGATCGCCGACGCCGTCGGTGCGGGCCGGTCGACGCGCGCCATCGCCGTCTCGAGTTTTTCATAGGCGATCGTCTGGTTGAGGATTTCGATCGTCGCGGTGCGCTTTGCCTGGGCAAGCCGGATCGTGGTCTCGGCTTCGTTGATCGCGCGCTCCGCGGCCTGACGCGAGCTTTCGTTCACGTGCAGCGTCTTATCGTTGAGATTGTCCAACGCTTCGATCAGTCCGCCGATCGACTTTTCCCACAGTTCGTGCGCCTGACGGGTGAGTGCAGTCTGCTTCTGGTTTTTTTCCAGATCGGCGGTCGCCTTTTCGAGCGCAGTCCCGGTGTCGAACAGCTTGTCGCTGAACATGCCGAGCAGTGTGATTCCGCCCAACACAGCCGCACCCCATCCACCGGCAAGCAATGCGGCATATTTGGCCAGCTTGCCCTCGCCCTGCGCCAGCACGAAAGCCATTTGCGAGCCCTGCTGCGCGAAGGCAGTCAGCACAGCCTGACCGCCCTGTACCTGGATCAGGAAGTCCTGCAGCTGCTGTGACGCCTGGATCGACGCCATGCCGGCACCGCGCGTACCTCGGGTCACGCTATCCTGCGCCTGATTGAGCGCCAGCGCCGAACTCTTCGTTCGGTTCATGACATTTTGCAGGATCTCCATCGAGTTGGCTTCCTGCAATCGTTCACGCGCGAGATTTTCCGCCTCGATCGCCGCGGCGCGATACGCTTGGAGCGAGACGCGCATATTCTCCGATAGGTCGCCTTCTTCCCGCGCCGCAACCTCGGCCGCGGAGGCGACTTCGCGGAGCGCCAGCGCCCGTTGCTGCGCGGCCGTCGCAGCCTGGCGATATTGTTCGACGCCGAGATCGAGCGACCCGGTCGATGTCGGCTGCGCCGCAAGCGCCTTGGAAGCGAGCCGCTGAATCTCGTTGAAGCTGCTTTCGAACGCCGATTGGGTCCGTTTCGCCGTATCGGCAGCGTTGCGCTGCATTTCGGCAAATGCCGCGGAGGTGCCGGAAGAGAAATTTTGGGCGTTGAGCGTCAGCCTCGCAACGATATCGCGATTGGACATTCTCTTGCTCCAAAGAAAAAGGCCGCGCGCGAATGCGAACGGCCAATCATCTACTTGCCGCGAAGACTAATCGCGGGGTGGCGACTTCGCTCGGGAATCTGACAAAGCGGTGACGATGCGGCCGCCGACGAACAGCAATATTCCGGACAGCGCCGCAAAGCATCCGCCAAGAAACGTCAGCAGCTGGCTTTGCACGAGCGCATTGTTGACGATGTCCGACGCCGGCGTGAAGCCGGTGGCCACCGAATAGTCGCCCGCAACATGCACCGATATCGTCATTCCAAGCGCATAGGCGACGACCGCAATACCGATAATTGCCGCAACAGCACCGACAGCCGACATCCACGCGCCCGGTGATTCTGCCCAGTCTGGAACGGAGCCTTCTTCGTCCATCCACTCACCCTAGCGCATCCAGACGCCGATCGAAATCCCCCAGAAGCCGCGTCTCGGCGGTCTGGATCAACTGGTCGATTCCGACACTATTCCTGAACGGAACGAATGGGACCAGCACGAAGATCGGCACCGATTGAGCCCCGCGCACGTAACCGCGCTTCGCATCGGCCGCGGTGCGCTTGCGCGTGATCGGCCTGAACGCGCCGGTGCGCGCGTTCGTCGTTCCTTCATCCGCGACCAGCAGCGCGGCCTTGCCCGGACGATAGACGAACCTCAGCCGTATGCCCGTCTGCCGCTCCCATTGTCCGGGCGTAAGATCGCGTTGCCGCCCGCGCGAGCCCGCCGCCGGCGTCGGAATCGCTAGCCACTGCTCCGATCGACCGACGATCCGGCCTGGCTGCGTGAAAAACTCCATCGCCCCTTGCGACCGCGCCCCGCCGTTGACGAACACGATCCCCGATGGAGCTTGGGCAATGCCGCGGCCCGGATAAACTTCGGACGCCCATGCCCGCCACAGCCGTCCCGGAACGCCGGCGCGAGTCACTTCCTCGAGCGTACGTTCCAGCCAGACGGTGGCGTCGTCGACGGCCCCCTTGGCGGCGGTCAGAACGTCGCGCGTGAACGCATCTTCGGTCGCGCGCAAGCTCGGAACATCGAGGCCGAAGCCGAGGTCGCTCATTCTTCCTCGCCTTCCTCGGCCTTGGTTTCGGCGCGGTGCCAGATCTCCAGCTTGCGGAATGCGTCCATCAGCGCCGCCGGCTGATCGCCGACCCCGCCTGCGCAGGGCAGCGCCTGCCCGTACATCCCGCCGAGGCGCTGGCAGTCGAACCAGAGATCGACGACGGCGAACGCCCAGATCGGCAGCGTCAGGAGGGGGTTTTGCTCCCAGACGTCGTCGCCGATGATCCAGCCTCGTTCGACGCTCGCGAACTGGAATTCTTCCTGCCTTTTGCGGACCGCGAGCGCGGCCCGTAAGATTTTTTTGGCTCGGCGGCCTCCCCGCCATCCTTCGCCACTGCGCCGCCATACAGCAGCATATAGGCCATCGCGCCGGCGGTCCGGATCTCCAGGCTGCCCAGCCCCTCCATCGCCGCTTCGCTGACCATACCGTCCATCCCCGCGGCGAACGGCGGCAGATCCTCGCCCTCCCAGCCGGTGCAGAAACGCCGGAAGCTGACCAGCGGCAGCAGCTGCGCACGACGCGCCGCGCGGCCGCGCAATTCCTGGTAGGCGGGCCAATGTTCGGCCAGCACGCCTTCGGCCTGGCTGAGCTGCTGGAGTTCCTCGGGCGGCAAAGCCTCGCCGCTGCGCCGCGTCTCTTCCAGCTGGATCAGCTGCTCCGCCCCGTCGGGGTCGTCGGGCAGAAGATGCCGGACTCCCGCGGCGAAGGCAGCGCCAAGCTGGAAATCATAGACTTCGCCGGCCCGGCAATCGCCCGCCAGCTCGGCCTCGAGGAATGCCCGCTCGCGGATGCTGCCGGCGCGGAGATAGAAGGTCCGCGGCTTGCCCGGCTGCGACAGCGGCGAAAGCCACGGGATCGGCTCCTTGGTCGAGATCGAGATCATATGCGGCCGATCAATAGAAAACGAGGATGCGTTCGCCGTCGCGAGTTTGCGCATCCTTGCCCGGATTGAGCAGCTGGAAGCCCATCGAGTCGGCGCGCAGAGAACCGCGCATCGCATTGTCGGCCGATACCGGCTGCGCCAGTGGGATGACCAGGCCCCAGCGGTTGCCGACCGTCGTGCCGAAGCGCAGCGCGATCGGATAATTGCTGAGCGCGCCGATTTCGGCGATCGCATCGCGCGTCGAGACCAGTGTGCGGAGCGGGTCGCATTCGAACATCGGCGTGCGGCCGACGATCTGGCCGTCGGCGAAGCCGTAGGGCGTGTTCGGATCGTCCGGAGTCTCGACCTGACCGCCGTTGCGCAGCGCAAAGCGGCTGATCGGAAGCTGGACCCGGTTGATCACCGCCACGGGCGGCGACCCGGCCCCTTTGACCAGCATCGGCGCGCTGTGATTGGCGACGACGGCGTTGCTGGGGACCGCCGAGGCTGTGCCCCCCATGTAGGTGCCCGAGAAGCTGAACGCGCCAAACGCCGGACGCGCATTGTTGCCCTCGATATCCAGCGTGCCGCGGCAGTCCATCCAGGTGTAGAGATTGCCGTCCTCATACCAGCCGATCGTCACGACCGGTTGATCGGTAAGGCGCGCCGTATTGTCCGCCGGACTGGTGCCGGCATAGGTCCAGTTCGCCGGGATCGCCGCCAGCGTCGTATTGTCGAGCGCCGGGCTGAACGTCTCCGAGAAGGTGCCGACCTTGCCCGAGGTGAAATCGGTGATGAATGGCGCGAAGTCGGCGCCGGGGCCGACCGACAGGATGGCGGGCATGCCGCGATAGAGCTGGGCGGTCCCGGTGTAGCCGGTGCCGAACGTGCCCGTCGTCGCCGATCCGGCGCTCAGCGCCGCGGCAGAGACGGCGGCCTGGAAATAGCCGCGGATGCCGCAGCCGGCGAAGGCATTGTGCAGCGGCGGTTTGACCGAACTCGTATAGGTGACGTTGTTCCCGGCACCCTTGATCCGGCTGCGGAAACTGACCGTCGCGGCGCGCGCGATGATCATCGGCGCCGAGGCGACCAGGCTGCCGTTGACCTCGTCCGCGGCCTCGTTCGTGTACGGCGTCGTGAAGTCGACGCTGCCGTTCTCGACGGGCACCGCATGCACAGTCGGATCGAGCGACGCGATCGATCCGACTGCGGACTGGACGGCGATCAGCATCAGCCCGTTTTTCGGGCGAATAGGCGGAAACATGGCTATCTCCTCGTTTCAGTGTTTCAAGCGAATTGGCTTGGATCGCCCCATGGCGTGGCGAACTGGATTTCGAAGTCCTGCGCGAAGGCGAGACGGCGCGCGCTGGCGAGCAGCGCGACCGAAATGCGCAGGCCCTTGACCTCGACGGTCTCGACCAGGCCGTCGATCGCCGGCAAGGTCATCAGCGCCGAGACGACATCGGCGTGCAGCTCGTTGAGCGCCGCATGCGCCGCGGCGCCTGCGCCCCCCTCGGCATAACCCTGGACGGTGACGGTCAGCGCAATCTGATCGTTGCCGACCTCCCCATCGACCGGTCCCTGCCCGCCATCGTACAGTGCAAGCGCCGGAAAGATGTCCGGATCGCCCGTTGGCTCGCGCTGATAATATTCGACCCCGTCGACCGCAGTGAGCCGCGCATCGATCGCAGCGAATATCTGCTCGCGGGCGGCGGTCATGCCGCGCGATCCACGATCAGCACCCAGGCGGCGACATCCGTGCGCTCGGTGATATCGTTGACCGACCATATGCCGGTCGCATCGCTGATCGTGTTGCCGAGCCGTGGACGCTCGGGGAGGTCCGATTTCTGCACCTCGTAACTGACCTGGCGCAGCGTGTTGCCCGGTCCGTCGAACGGCAGCGCCGCGGTGTCGGACCGGATCGCAATGATCTCGGCATCGGTGAGGCCGGCGCCGGTATAGGTGATCGGCTCGCCGAACGCCGCGTGAATGTCAGCGGCGGCGGTTGCCTCGAAATCGCGCATCGCGCGATCAGGCTTCGATCTGGTCGGTCTTCGCCGCGCGCTCGACGGCCGCAGCCTCGGTCGCCGAAACCGCGCCGGCTGACGCGATCAGCGCCTGCGCGCGATCGGCGCTGATGATGCCGGGCTTTGCGTCGGGACCGATTTCCAGCTCGCTGCCGGCGGAATGATAATTGTCGAGATTATCCAGTGCCGGTCCGTGCAGCACGATCTTCTTGAGCGCCATGGTCAAACTCCAGAAAGCGAACGGCCGCCGAACCGGGCAGGGGTCGGCGGCCGTTCAGGTGCCGGCGCAAGGGAAAGCGCCGATCCGCTTGATGGTCAGAAAGTGCCGTTGAGCCGCACCCTGGCCGTGGCGTCGGACCCAGCGGCGGCCTTGGTCGCAACGCCGATCTTGGTATTGCCCGACGACGTTGACGTCACGCTTTTCGCGCTATTGTCCCAATAGACAGCGGCGCCGACCGCGAATGTGTCGCTGGCCGTCTTCTTGATATCGTAGACGCCATTGGTCGACAGCGCGACCTGCGCGCCGCTCAGCGCGGTGGTCGACGCGATGCCGAAGATCAGGCCGACCAGCGCGCCGTCGCCGCTGGTCAGATTGTAAGGCGCGGCAACCGTGATGTTTCTGCCGCTCTGCTGAACCAAATTCTTCATCTCTTCCTCCATTCAGCGGCGATGTCGGTGCCGCGGCCATTCGGGTTGATGTTTCGCGCGATCAGGTCGCGTCGGCTTCGGTGCACTTGGAGCGGATCGCGGCGACGATGCCGGCGCGATCAGCGCCCTCGGGCACGCTGACCTCTTCGGTCGTGACGATCTCGGCCAAAGCCTCGTCGGTGCTCAATTCGAGGCCATCATCCGGCTGCACAGACGACGGCACGCCAGCCTGTCGCTTGGCGCGGATCGCTGCGACGATATCCGCTTTCTTCGCGCCAGCGTCGATTTCGACGGTCTCTGCCTTCGCGATTTCGCGAAGATCCTTGACCGACTTGCCATCAAGGCCGTCGCCGGCATCGCCATGGTCGACCTCATCTTCCGCATCGACAGCCTGGTCGTTCGCGATCAGATGTTCCGCCTCTTCGGCCGTGACGGTCTGGATGCCCTCAGCAGGGCTGCGCGGCACGCCGGCGATGATCGAGGTGGCCAGCAGGCGGATGTTGCGCATCTTGGACATGTCTTTGTCTCCCGATGATGTTCGGTAATTGGTCGGAAACGAAAAGGGCGGCCCGCACGGGACCGCCCTCATCACACTATGGTCGCAGGACTAGCTCGGCGCTGCGCCCGGGTTCTTGTAAGCGCCGCGATAGTCCGCCGCCGACGCGTTGAAGTCGATGCGGCCCTTATATTCGACGCCGTCGACCTCGAACCCGACGCGGGTGTCGGTATAGATGCCTTGCTGCCCGCGCAGATAGGCATGCTGCATCACCGCCGCCTTGCGGGGATCGGCGAACAGATACCACGCATAGTCGGTGATACGCGGCTCGACGATAACGGTCAGCGAACGGACGAACGCGGGGACGGTGTTGCCTACCTGCGTTGCCTGAATTGCCGTCAACAGCTGGTCTGTCACTGTTTCATTGCTCGGGCCAATCACGAGGAACTTCGGCATGATCGTGATCGGCGTCACGCCGTCGCGATCTTTCTGGTTCCGCATCGCAAGTCTGCCCGCGGCGAGCGAAGTCACCGACAAGGCGGTGCCGCTGCCGGCGAGATTGCCGTGCGAGGCATGGAACAGCGCGATACTGTCCGCCAGCACGACGTTGCCGAGGATATTGGCCCACCACGCATTGGCCTCGTGCAGCGCTGCGCCGCGACCGAGGTGGCCGGCCATATCGCCGAACAGACCGAGCTGATCGTTGATGATCAGCTGGCGCGACAGCGAAATGATACGGCCCGCAGTCCACAGCTTGTAGCTGGTCCCGATGTCGCCGAACGACGCATAGGTATATTCGCCATTCTCTTCGACGACCAGGAATTCAGGCGTTCCGGTGAGCCCGGTCAGCGGGTTTGGCCGGAAATCGTTCGCGCTGCGCTCTTTCGAGAGCTGTTTCCAGTTTTCGTCGTCGACGCCCTCGTAGGAATCGATGATGGCGAGATTACCGGCCTGCTGCAAGGCAAGCGCGAAGTCGCTGCTGGTCTGGGCGCCGAAGCGCTGCAGGCCGAGCGATGCGTTGACCAGTTCCATCGGCCCCATCGCCGCATGGCCTCTGACGCCGGTGCGCTGCAGATAGTCGCGGGCGATCTCGCGGGTCGACATATGGCCGAACACCTCGCCGCCATCCTTCGGCTTGTCGGGGCTGTCGATGATGCGGACATAGAGCGCGCCGGCCAACGCCGCGCGATACTTGTCCTTTTCATCGACTCCGATGGTGATTGCGCTGTCGATCGGCTCCACGGGACGCTTCTCCGCATATCGCTTGACCAGCTCGGCGTTGAGCGTGGCTTCGGTGAATGGTTCGTCGATGTGCCGCTCCATCAGCTCGGCGGCGACATCGCTGCCGAGGCCGCGCGAGCAGACTTCCCGGATGCGCTTGAGCGTGATCGGTCCGGCGCTGCGGCCCTGTGCGGCGCTGCCGTCATCAGTGGCCGGGCCGTCGCTTGCGCCGGCCTGTCCATCGGCATTGCCGCTGGCATCGTTCTGGCCGTTCGCGCCTTCGGCACCCTGGGCGGTCCCTGCGTCGTTCGAATTTTCTCCGGCGGTGTTATTGTCGTCCGCCTGGTTGCCGTTCCTTTTCATATCGTCCTCCATGTGGGGGGCAGCGGCGGTGCCGCGGATTGTGCAGGGATGGCCTCCCTGCTGGGCAGACCTGGCGCGCACCTGCGCGCCGGCATCGAAGGGCACAGCGACCATCGAAAGCTCGACCGGCTCCCAATCGACCGCCAGGAGGTGCGGCTTCTCGCCCTCCTTTTCAGTGCGCAAATATTCGTGGACCTGGTAGCCGACGCTCACGTTGCGGATGTGGCCGTCGATGATCTTTGCATTCACATCGGCGACATCGGGTGTCGTCGCAAGCCGAACGCGAGCTACGCCTACACCGTTTTCGATGTGGGCCGTCCCCGGAACGACCGATCCGAGCACGGACGCCAGCGACCAGTCGTCATGGCTGTCCAGCAACGGCGCACCGCCGTTGATGCGGTCCAGCCGAACGGCCCCAGGCTCCAGCGACAGCTCCTCGATATAATATTCGCCGTCGTACCAATCGAACCGAAGACCCGCGGCACCCGTGGTCCACACGATCTCGATCGAATTGTCGCCCGCTTCAAATGAAGAGGGCCGCACTTCGGCGGCCCTGATCATTCTCGGTGCGACGACCTCGCGCGAAGCGAGATCGCTACGGTTTAGCGGCTTGTTCACCTTGTCCTCCAGACTGGGTCAGCTTCGCGAACATCGCCTGGACGAGCGCATCCAGACCCTTTTCTTCCAGCATCGCGATGTCGGCCGCGATCTCGTCGGTCAGCTCGTCGAGATCGTAGCCGCGCTCGGCCGCAACATTGCGCAGGCTTTCGACGCCGGCCGCCATTTCTTCGCGCTTGGCCTTGATATCCTTGCCCGGATCGACCGATCCGAACGGCGGCGGTGTCCACTTGAATGTCGGAGCACGGGCATTCACCAGACCCGTGGCATAGCCGACATCCGTCCACCATTCAGCGATCGGGTTGAGCAGTCGCGGAATGAACAGCAGCCACTGCAGTCGGCCGATAAACCTCTGAAACTCCAGGTTTCCGGCGCGGTAGCTCGAATAATTGACGTTCGACAGATCGCCGGTCACATGTTCGTAGGTCGCGCGCGAGCCAGCGGCAATTCGTCGGCCAGCCCATTGCATGAACTCGCCAAGTCCTCCGCCGGCCTTGGGTTCGCCGAACGTCATGGTCTCGCCGGGGCGACCGTTGACGATCATACCCGGATAGAAACTCTCTTCCGGCGGCATATCCGGATCGGCTGTATCGGTCTCTATCGTTCCGATCGCCGGGTCGTCACCCTCCAAGGATGGCGAGCGAAAACCAACGAAACAGGCTTCGATCTTTTTCCGGATGCCCTCGGCTTCGAGATAGTCGTCCGTATCGTCCAGCGCGTCCAGCACCGATTCGAAGAACGGGCGGCCGCGCCACTGGCCGGACCGTGTCCGGTGAAACAGGTGAATGACCTGTTCCGCCGGCACCCGCACCGGATTGCCATAGCTGGCAATCTCGCGGCTGCGCTTGAAATGATACGCAACCGGCTTGCCGTCGGCATATTCGATTCCGTCTCGAATCCGCATGTCGGCGACCGCGGCTGTCGTGTCGAGCATGTCGACGTCGAGCACCTGGAGCCGAAGCGGATGCACCGCGCCACCCGGCACGATGCGCTGAACGATAAAGACCTCGCCATCATCCAACCAGATCGACGCAATCAGCGCCTGCAGACCATAAAGATCGTAGACGCCGTCGAAATCGCAAACCTTCTCCCAACCGGTCCACGCATTCTGCAGCGCCCTCGTGCCCTTGATGGTGCCGGTGATGCCATAGCCGACCAGATTATTCAGGATCGACGACTTGGCCTTAACGGCGAACGGATTGATGTCGAACACGAAGCGCAGCCGCTCGCGCTGATAGACCGGAATCGGCTTGTTCAGCTCGGTTTCGAGCCGCCGCGAAGCCGGATCGTTGATCCTCCACTCGTCCGGTCGCCTACGCGCCTTCGGGCCGCCACCCAGGCGCTCGATCGCGCGCTTGCGTACATCGGCCGCCGCGATCCGCATCCGATCTTGGGCGCGGCGAGCACCCCAGCTTGGCGCAACAGCCGCAATAGCCCGGTCGATCGGGTTCACGGGCGGCGCATCACAGCGCGCGTGGCGCGGATACGGGGGCTGACCTGGCTGCCGTTCGCGATCAGCTCTGCTTTGATGGCGTTGCGGACCTGGAGCATCTTGTCGACATCCTGATACGTCACCTGTCGCCCGTCGGCGAACGTGACGCTCTTCTGATTGCCGGCGATCGCGGCGTCGATCCGGTCAAGGTCTGACTGTTGCCAGGCCATTCAACGTCTCCTGTTCAACCAATCCCGCCGAGGCGGTTTGACCCAATTCTTTCGTGATGGCCGGTTTCGCTGCGGCACCGCCTCAGTTTTTGCCGACTCATCACGAATTGCCGCCGGCGCTGGCTTAGGTGGCCGCTCGACAACTGCTTTCGGCATCGCGTCCGCGGGCTTTTGATCCGGCACCCTGAAATCTGCCGGAACCCAGTTCATATGCGTCCGCGACTGCGCGAATGGCGGCCGCAGGAACGACGCATAGGCAGCCACCAGCAGATCCAGCGTTTCATTCCGGGCGCGGACCTTGACCCATTTGCCCTTCTGCAATTCTTCGGCCGTGATTTCCTCGACATGGTGATCGAGCAGGCGTCCGGTCGTCGCTTCGTCCATTCCAGCCTTGATCGGCCCGCCACCCGTCTTGCCTCCAGGCAGATGGATATAACCCGGCCCGGGGTCCTGGCGGCGGATTCTGGCGTCGATCGTGTTTTTCATCCGGTGGACGTTCGGCATCCACAGCTGCGCCGACGTCCGCTTCGGTCCGCCGCGGCGCTTCTGGTCGGCAAACTTCGCCCGCGGCATCAACTCGCCGTTCGGATTGTTTCCACCCTTGGTCAGCGTGATCCGCGCCGGATGAACCCCGGCGGCGCGCGCGATATCCCAGAACGTCTTTGCAAACTCGTTCGCGCCCTCGCCCTTCGCGCCGCCGCCACCGACGTCGAGCTGGACGGTCAGCGGCGGCGGCGACATGCCCGACCCATCCGCCAGCGGATAACGCCGGTTGAACAGCTGCAGCAGAATGCGCGCATGCTCCGGATGACTGAACGGTGCCGGCGATGTCAGGCCATCCTCCAGCACGTCGATCGAGAAGCGGTCGAACAGCCATCCCTCCCAGCCATCGCCGAGGCCGAACGCCGACCCCTCGAGCCGGTTCGACTGGACGTCGATCTGGATTCCCCAGACCTTCACGCCTGCAGGCACGGTCCCAAGGAAGAAACCTTTCTCCCGGCGCAGCTTCAATTCGTCGCTGTCGATCGGCGCGTCGCCGCTCAGCTGCGACCGGTAATTCTTCCCGCCCTTCGTGTTGACGAAGGTCCGAAGCTGCGTCTCGTCCTGACGCGTTTCCCATTCGATCAATGCTTCGCGCCACAGCCGCGCCAGCTTCGGCCACGACGTAAGCGCCAGCAGCCCGTCGACCCGGAAAGAGCGGCGTCGTTTCGAAACCTCGCTGTTCGCCGCGACGAAACCATGCGCAGGCAGCCGAAACAGACTGTTCAGCAGCGGCCTGCGCTCGCTCGGTTCCAATATGCAGCCGTTGGCCTGGCAAATTACCCTGGCGCTGGCTTCCGCGTCATCCGCAGTGCCGGTCCTATCGAAATCGAGATCGCGGAGGATGTCTATTTCCCAGCGATCGCCGCACTGCGGGCATTCCGGATGCAGCCGCTCGTCGGTTCCGGAAGCGACAAACGCCTCCGTCTTTCCTCCGCGATCGTCAGCGGGCGAGCTTGAAACCAGCTTCTTTTCGCGACCTTCGAACGATGTAAGACGTCCTTCCAGCAGCGTGATCGCCGATCCTTGCCCGCCTTCGCCGCCGGCAGCGCCAATATCGTCCTCGATCTGGTCATAATCATCGATCCACCCGAAGCGGATCGGCCGCTGCGCGAATTGCGCCGGCACCGGCCAGATCGAAGCCAGGAACATGCCCCGGAATTTCTTGAGCCAGATATTGTTCGCGTTCGGGTCGGGCGAAAGTTTCGATTTCACCGCCGACGTCGCGTCGATCATCACATTGAGACGCGTTTCGACGAAATTCTGCATCAGCTGCTGGCTTGGCTGGCAAATCAGCATGTCCGACGGATCGGTATCGATGATCCAGCCCGTCCAGGCGAGGCCAATGTCCGACTTCCCGCCCTGGCTAGGCCCGAGCAGCCCGACTTCCGACGTTTGCGGATCGCTCAGCGCATCCATGACCTCAGTCTGCCAGGGCAGGATTTCCGGGTCATAGCGGCGATGGCGGATTGCCCAGGCGCTGACCGTCAGCTTTTCCTTGGGGCGCAGGAGGTGCACCTGACTGCGAACGGCATCCCGCCCCGTCTTAAGCGGCGGTATTTTCCATCGTGGCGGCGGTATCCGCGTCGCCGTCAGCCGCGCCGACGTCGCCAATATCATTCTCCAGTTTTTCGAGCGAAGCAGCCAGGTCGGCGAGATCGGACTGCATCAGTCGATCGATCGCCGTAATCTGGTCGCGGCTAAGGTCGATTTTCTTTGCGAGGCGCGCACCGAAAGTGACGCCGCGCTGCCTGAATTTCTCGAACACGTCACCCAGGGCAGACTGTACCGATATGAACGAAACCAGCTCGCCACGGAGGCGCGCCAGCTTCATCGCCACGACTTCCTCTTCAAGCAACTGCCGCCGCTCGGCGATCGAGAGCGCGGCCGACACATCATCCGCCGGTGCATTGATCCCGAGATCGAGCGCGATTTGCCGGATCGATTCAGCACGATCGCGTGCTGCCTGTGCAAGATGCTCTTCGTGTGCCCGGAATGCTTCGACTGCTGCCGGGATATCAATCTCGTAGGCGTCGCCCTTGGACCCAACTTTGATCAGCCAGGGCTCATCCTCTTTCGACTTCAGCCATGCGCGCAAAGTCGGAACCGAAGCGATCCCCGTCGACGCCAGATCAAGCATCGAGCCCTTCACGGCAACCAACGTATTGAAACGAAAAAGAAAACGAAAACGAAAGCTGCCAAAAAATATCGCACAGTCTCAAACGTCGCGCCTTCGGCCCCCGCATACGGTGAGCCGCTGGGAAGGACCCGACGACCCCGCTCGTGGCAGGTGATGATCGACGATCGCGCACGGCCCCTGGTTAGCGGGCGGTCATGTCCGGTCTCCGTGTGATGATCAAGGTCAGCGCGCATATGGGCGTGCCCCCAGCCTGACAAGAAATAGGCCCTCAGACCCCCGGAATGGAACAGAGAATATTTCACGCATGCAACATTACAGGGGTTGACACGATTCCAGACCGGTTTTCTGCGGCATTCAGCGCCTTGACGATCGCGGTGATGGCCCGCGAATAGCGCATTCCAAGGCCGCGCGCGGTGATCGCAGGCTCCCCCGCCTTGATCAGCTGGCTCCTGATCGTCCGCCATTTCGGCTTTCGGCCCAGTGCGAGCCTCGCGAGCACCAGACCGACCAACTTGCGATCAGCCTCGGGTGCGAAGCGCAGCCACTCGCTGACCCGGTCCCGCTTCCTGATCTCTTCACGGGTCAGCGGCAACCGGCGCGGTGCCTCGGTAGCCGGCCTGCCCTCGGCTTCGGCGTTCAGCACATGTTCGGCGATGCCGACATCGGATGCATCGGGAACGACCAGCGACCATGGCCCATCACCTGCGAACGGCCAGCGCTTGTCGCCCGGCGATCGCGCCCACAATTCCATCGCCTCGATCATCTGATCTTCGACCGCCTTGAACGTCCAGACCCTACTCATCACCATATCCTGTATCTCTTTCTTCTACGGATAGTTGATACTGATAAGCTGGATGGTCATGCGCGCCCGCGCCCGCACATATCCAGCCAGCCCGAACCAACCCGCCGAACCCGCCGTAACCCGCCGTAACCCGCACAAATCCGCGCCTTTCGGCCACGGCGGGTTTGCAATTCAACCCGCCGTATCGCGCCCCCAAACCCGCCGTAATTCACCGCAACGGCCGATCCCGGTCCCGCCCCGGCGCACATCAGCGCCCCGATCACGGCGGGTTTCAGGGCAATTACGGCGGGTTCGGGCCAACCCGCCGTAACCCGCCGTCCCCCATATCTTGTGCCCGGCCTCGATCATGGCAGGTCGTCGTCCCCGTCATAATCATAGTCGTCGGCCACGGCGGGTCCCGGCACGTGCGTCGCATTCGCGCGGTCATGAACAGCGGGTTGCGGGCGCGCCGGATCGGGCGGGGCAAGATCATCGTCGCCGAACAGCCCCTGGTCGCGCAGCCTGATGCCGAGCCGCCAGCGCGTCCCCTTGCTGTCCTTCCACACCGCATGATGCTTGTCGCGCAGCGCCCGCCCGAACGCAGTGCTGCTCATCACATGCTCAAGGCTGGCCGCCTCGCACCATGATTTGAAATTGTCATAGAGATCCTTGGCTGGCGTTTTCTGACGCGGATCGCTGCAGTCGCACCATTCGCTCATCCATTCGAGCAGCGGGCTCGATTCCGCCCAGAAGTCGGCCAGCACCTGCGCCATCGCCGTCGGCTGCGGGATCTGGCGCGTGGCCAGCCATTGCAGCGCGCCTTCGATCAGCCAGTTCAATATGCCCGATTTCTCGGCATCCAGTTTCTCGAGGATGGTGTCGATCGCCTCCACGCCCTGCGGCGTGTCGCTCAGCGAGATCTTCCACTGGTACAGCTTGAAGCGACGCCGGAAGCCCTTGTCGTCGCTCGGCGCGCGCGGGATGATGTTGCATTCGGCGTGCAGCTTGAATCGCGGCTCATAGGTGATTTCGGTGCGCTCGTTCGATCCGCGCGCGGTGACGAAGCTTCCGGTGATCTGCTTGATCGTTTCGCCGTCCCACGTCGATCGCGCCTTGGGCTCGTCGCACGTCACGAAACGGACATCGCCCTTCAGCCGGACAAGGTCGGACCGATGTTCCGCGCCGCCGCGCTCGGCACCCTGCAGGAAGCTTTTGACGCTGGCATGCCGGTAATAATCGCCATGAACCCGCGCCAGCGCCATGTGCGTCACGCTCTTGCCGTCGCCCCCCTTGCCCTGGTGGACATAGAATGCCTGGTCGGACCGCAGCCCGGTCAGCGTGTAGCCGTAGAGCGGTTGAAACGCCGCCAGCTGCTCGGGATCGGGCGTCAGCATCGCCAGGCGCTCGTTCCAGAACGGGCACAGGGCCTTCGGATCATATTCGGTGCCGGCGACCTGCATCAGCCGGTCTGCCGGGTCGTGCGGGCTCTTTGTCACCGTCCAGACCCCGGCATCGTCCCTGCGGAAACGAAGCGTGCCGTTCTGGACATTATAGGCCAGCGGATCCTTGTCGAAATCGTCGATCGACGCCGACAGGAACGAACGGGCCTGCTTCAGCATGCCGCCGGTCATCCCCGCACTTCCCGATTTGACCGCATGCGCGCGCAGCGTGTCGATCCTTTTCTGCGCAATGTCGCTGCTGCACCAGTCACCCAGGCGCTTGCTCAGCGCGACCGCATCCATCGCGATCTCGCCCAGCGCTTCGGCTTCCATGTCGATATGCTCGATGACCTTGTGCGCGGTCCGCTGCGCCTCGATATTGCCGCGATCGGTCGCCCAGCGCTTGCCGTCATACCACGCCCAGACCTGCGCTTCCTCGATCCACAGCAGCTTGCCGGCGGCGATCACGACGAGCCGCTTGGCGTTGCCCCAGTCGCTGCAATCGAGCCATGCCGTCGTCAGCGGATCGCTGATTTCCATCCTGATCGGTCCCGACGCCATCAGCTCGCCCGCGCTTTCTTGGCGGCCTGCGCCATCGCGAGCGCTTCCTTCATTTTCTTCGTGCGCTGGTTGATCTGCGGCGCGACCTGGTCAGTCGGCGCGAATTTGGCCAGCAGGGCGCGATCGCGGGCGCTGTCCATCATGTCGTCAAAATTGGCCGCGCGGCCGTCGACCACCTGGCGATAAAGATCGAAGATCGCCTCCGCCTCATCGACCTTGTCCCGGCCATGCTTCTCGATCTGGCGCAGCCATTTGACGACTTCGCGGATTCGCTTCGGCTCGAACCCGGCGTCTTTGGCTTCCTTGCAGACGTCGGCGGTGTCGGATTGAAGGTCGGCGATTTCGTCGGCCAGCCTTTTCACGCGATTGATGAAGCCGACCAGCAGGGTCTTCGAATGGCCTTCGTCACCCATGCAGCGGCCCTTCGCACTGAATCCAGTCCAGTCCGGCCTTTCTGATCCGCGTCATCATATCGGCTGTTCCGCGACCACCTGGGAAACCGATCCCTTCGGTGGGCGCATATTCGTCAATCATCCGCTGATTGCGGCGTACACCGGCGCTACGCCCGAACTGTTTCCAATCTGCCGGAACGGTGAAGCACGGGATACCTCGGCTCCGTGCCCAACGTCTGGCGTACATATCAGCGCCGCGAGCGCCACCTTCGATGATGCAGACGAAGGGTTCGGCTGCGTGGTGCCTGTCCAATATGTCGAACAGATACCGCCAGTCGGTGAAATCGCGACCGCCAAAGACGATGGTCCGCCTAGGCAGCTTTCCCCTCACCCCGCTTCCTCCATCGCCAGATCGTTGAAATCCTTGCCCATCGGCGGCCTGATCGCCGTCACCTTGCGCGCGCCGGCATGGCGCCACGCCTGCGTCGCCAGCGTCGCGCACAACCGGGATCGCTCCAGCGACGAGATGTCCGCGCGCACCGGCTTCTCGCCGCGCGCCACCTGCACTTTCTGGTCGCGCAGGGGCTTCATGTCGGCATCTACCAACAGCACGACCTCGCCGGGGTCCTGCACTGTGAACATCGCCCGCTCGGGGTCGATCTCGGGCCGCCACAACGGCAGCGATCCGTCGCGCAACTTCTTGGGAATGCCGCTCAGATTATTGAGGCTCAGCGCCGCCGCCGCCCTGACCGGCGCCTGCTGCCGCTCCGCCCACGACCAGGTCGTCTCGATTCCTTCACCGACGATAAGCGGGACGCCGTCTAAGACGCCGTCGCCGGGCGACTCGGTCAGCCAAACCGCCAGCCCCGCCGTCCTGCCCCAGATCTTGCGCGTCGGCCGTTCCTCGCACCGCGCCGTTTTCGGCAATCGCGCCTTCGCCTTGCCGTCGGCCGCCAGATAGGTGACATGCACGCCCCACACCCGGCCCATCTCGTCGCTGATCGGCGCGACCATCGCCGGGGCAGTGATCCGCGCATCGGCCGCACTTTCGTTCACGCGCCACGGCACTACCGGGCAGCGCGGATGAAAGCGCAGCCGATCGATCGCGCCGGCTATTCCCTCGACGTCCAGCCCCCGCGCCCGCAGCCAGTTCTCGACGATCTCGCCGCGCGCCGGCCCCGCCCCGTTCCAGATGAACCGGCCCACGTCGGCGCTGTCGACCATGTCGTGCACCGCGTGCCGCTCCGGCGCCGCCTTGCGCTCAGGCACGCCCGCCGTTCGGTAGTTCCCCGCCTGCGCCGCCAGCCTGTCCGCCGCCTCGCGAAATCCGACTCCGTCGCACGCCATCACCCAGGCGAAGATGTCGCCATGCGCCCCGCACCCGAAACAATGGAAATAACCTTTCTCGGGGCTGACCGTGAAGCTCGGCGTCTTTTCCTGATGAAACGGACAAAGCCCCTTCCACCCCCGCCCCGCCCGCTGCAGCTTCACCACCCGCCGCACCAGCTCCTCGATCGGCACCGCCCGCCGTATCGCCTCCAGATCGTGCTTCGGGGCGTTCATGCTGAGGCGCCCTTCAGCCTGCGGATGCGCGCGGCCGTGTCGCATTTGATGGCGTCCCAGACGCTCCTGCGAAGCCAGTCGCGCGAGGGATCTTCAAAACCCTCGGCCGCCTTGGCCGCCTCCTCGATCGCGCTGTCGATGATCTCGCGAACAACTGACAACAGCAACGGCACCTGGAAGCGCATCGCGGTATCACGCGGCGAGAAGTCGTCCAACTCATTCTCAGGCACCGCCAGCAGGAACTGGTCGTAACCCTGGCCGATCGCCGCAGCCATCGCCTCATATTGATCGTTCGTGATCCAGAGCGGTTTTGTCATGGCTGCCACCCGTGCCGACACCCATGGTCGCCGCGGACGCCGCAACGGGGGCAAGGATCGCGTCGGGGCGGCATGATCGCGGGCAACGGCGGCTCGTCGCCGACCCGCCCCGCCGAATGCGGCACCGGCACCTTGGGCCGCGGCTTCGGCCGATAGTCAGGCCGGTCGCGCCAGTGAACCGTTTGCCCGATCGGCGCGCGTGTCGCCTTGCCGGTCCTGACGATTGTGATCTGCCGTGCGGCGTGAAAGCGGCGGACCGTGATCAAGCCGCGCTCAGCCAGATGATGAACCACCCGGATCGCGCTCTGGACGCTGGCTGCCCCGATCGCCTCGGCAATCGCGTCATTGGACGGCGCCTGTTCCCCCGCCTCCGCCGCCGCCTCAATCAGCGCCAGCGCCACCGTGCAATAGGACTGGGTCTGCACCGTCACGCCACCGCCTCCGGCTGTTCGAACAGGCCCAGCGGATCGGCGTCGATCGGATCGACCTTTTCCAGATTGCGCACCGCCTGGCGGAAATAGCTCGGCTTCAGTTCGATCCCGATGCCGCGCCGCCCCATGCGGACCGCGCACCAGACTTCGCTGCCGATGCCCAGGAACGGCGTCAGCACGACGTCGCCGGGGTTGCTCCACAAATCTATGCAGCGCTCGATGACGTCGAGTTGCAGCGGGCTGATATGCTGCTCGTCCTTGGCGTCGCGCGCCGAACGATATTGCAGCGTGCGGCTTTGCGTGATGTCCATCCAGACCGGCGACGCATAGCGCTGCCAGACTTCGATCGAATACCAGTTGCGGCCGTCGGTCGCGGTCGTGAACTTCGCGGGATCCGGCCCCTCGTCGTCGCCGATGTAGCGCCGGAAGCAGCCGCTGACCGGTTCGGGATTGTCGCCGGGCTTGCGGAAGCTGACGATATAGTCCGCCAGCCCCTGCCCGCTCAGCGCGCTGTCCTTGACGATCTGCTTGTGCAGCAGCCGGATCGACTTGGTGCGCTGCTGCGCGACCACGGGATCCTTCCAGATGCATACTTCGCTGTGGAAGATCCAGCCCGCATCCTCATAGGCGCGGATCACTTCGCCCCTGAAATCGCGCATGCCGATATGGCCGTGCCGGATCTTCGACGTCGGCAGCTGCATCACATGAACGCTGTGGACCCGCCCCGGCATCGTCACGCGCAGCAATTCGCTGATCAGGAAGGCGTAATGCTCCCAGAAGTTGGCACCCTGGCTGTTCGACAGGTCTCGGTCGAAATTGCTGAACCGGTATAGGCCCTCGAACGGCGGCGAATGGATGCCGAAGCCGACGCTTTCCGACGGAATGCCGCGGATGATTTCGCAGGCATCGCCCTGATAGAGCGCGTAATCGTCGGTGATGACCTGGTCGACGGTGCGGGTCATTGCGGACTTTGCCTCCGACACTCAGCCTGACATTCCTCAAGCACCTTCTTCAGCGCGAGCATGTCGTTCGTCTCGACGGTCAGCAACGTTGTGTCGGCGGTCAGCGGGCCGCCATCTCGGTATTCGTACCCGGCATCGGTGAGTTGCCGGCGAAAGACAGGCAGCTTCCAGTTGTCGACGGCGATCCCGGCTTTCATGTTCCGACCCTCTCGTCGGTTCCGTCCCAGACGAACTCGCCGCCAAATTCTTCCGCGCCGACTGGAAAGTGGTCTTGGCAGCCGCAGCAGAATGTTCCGCTGTAGAAGTAGGGATCGCGGGCGTAGGTCTCGGCCAGCGCCCGACCCATTGTAGTGACGGTGCCGCATTTCAGATGCTTGTAGGATTGGCGCACAGGCCGAACGAATCCCTTAGCGCGCTCTTCTTCAGACAAGACGACATAGTCCTGCTGTTGACCCTTTCGCGGCCCGTCGGTGATCCTGTTGCGATGTTCTGGATAGACTGGTCGTCCGTCGGTAATCGTTGTTCTTGGTTTTTCAGCCATCATGCCGCCTCCAGCCATTCAGGGATCTGCATCGCCTGCGCGGGCGAATAGTTCGGTCGATCGCGCATCGCGCCGCGCACGGCCGCCGCGCTGAGATCGGCCATGTGCCGGACCATCGCGGCCGCCATCCGGTCCGCGTCGGCTTCCTTGCGGCGGATGTTCGCCACGGTCGCGCCTTCGGTTTCAGCGGCGACGATATGGCAATTGACGGGTCGCAGCTGGCCGAACCGCCAGAAGCGGCGGACCGCCTGGTAGAATTGCTCCCAGCTGTCGTTCAGCCCGACGAAGCCGGTGTCAGCGCAATGCTGGAAGTTGAGGCCGAAACCGCAGATCGTCGGCTTGGTGATCAGCGTTCCGATCTCGCCGGCTATGAAGCGCAGGATCACATTTTCCTTGTCGTCGTCGCTCATTGATCCGGTCAGGTTGACCGAACCGGACAGCGCGCGGGCCATGCCTTCGGCTTCGCTGTTCAGATTGCACCACCATACGAACGGCCGATCGCGCGACGTCACGCTGGCCGCCATCGCGACGCGCTCGGCGACAGTGTCACGCCGCGCCGAGATCCGTTCCTGCAGCGTTTCAGCGGGGAGCGTCAGGCCCAGGCTGTTATTGATCGTCGGTGCGCTCTGCGCCGCCGCCACCCGGTGCAGATGATAATGCAGCGGCGGCAGTTCGTAGCCGTCGTCGGAATAGCCAAGGTCCGACGGCTTGCGCAGCATCACCGCCCAACTTGCCATCCACTTCCAGAAATCATCCTCCGCATGGCCTTTCAGCCGCCAGCTGCGCGTGTCGCCGCCGTCGTGGACAAAGAACGTGGCCAGCATGTCGGTGTAGGACATGATCCCAAGGAATTCGGCATGGTTGCCCAGTTCCACGAAGTCGTTCGGCGCCGGGGTCGCGGTCGCCGCGAGCCGGTACGGAATCGCCTGCGCCGCTTCGATCAGCTTCGTCCGGTAATGCCCGTCGGTGGATTTCAGGATGCTGCTTTCGTCGAGGCTCATCCCGCCCAGCTTGCCGACATCGCAATGATGCAGTTTCTGGTAGTTCAGGATCCTGATCCCCGGCCCCGGATCGGCGTCGTCGACCAGGCGGGCATCCAGTCCGAACTTGCGCGCCTCGCGGACGAACTGGGCGGACACCGCCAGCGGCGCCAGCTGCAGGATCGGCCGCCGTGTCTCCGCCGCCACCGCCTCATCCCATGCCAGTTCCATCAGGCTCTTGCCGAGCCCGGTTCCGGCGAACAAAGCCGCGCGGCCGCGCCGCAACGCCCAAGCCGTGACGTCGCGCTGAAAGCCGAACAGCGGATCGGGCAGCGGCCCGGGTTCGAACCCCGTCGCCGGATCCACGATCGCCTTGCGGGCCAGAAAGTCGGAATAGGCGTTCACGCAGCCTTGGCCTTCCCGCGCTTCGCCCAGGGTCGCGGCACGATCGGCTCGGCTTCCTTGCGCAAGTCCATCGGCTCGGACAGCGGGGGCAGCGGTTTCGTCCGGCCCAGCGCGCGATTGGCCTTGGCACGCCCTTCGATGACGTCGGCATTTCCCTGATAAAACAGGACGTCGAGCGCGGCTTCCGCCTTCGCGAGATCGCCCATGCGTACCGCGAACGCTATGTCCTGCATGAAATTGCGCATCGCTTCCTCCCTCAGACCGCCATCAGGCCGACGACCGCCGTCAGCGCCGGCTTGTCCGGGCTGGTCAGCAGCATCGGGATTTTCGGATCTGCGAAGCTGATGCGGAGCTGGGCCGCTTCGCCGAAGATCTGCGCGACCGGCACGGCCAGCGCGCTGTTGACGCCGACCAGCATTTCATCGTCGTCGAATGCGCCCTCGATCGGTTCGACCACGCTTCCGTCGCTCGACGTGCCGATCGCATCGGGCGCTTCGCGGTTGAGGTTCAGCCGAACCAGACGGCCGCGCGTCTTTTCCCCCGCCGATCCGCCCAGCGCCGCCGCCGCCTGCAGGCTGCGCACGAATTCGGTGACATGGACTTCCAGCGTCTTGGCGTTGCCGCGGGGGATGATCCTTTGATAATCGGGATATTCGCCCTCCAGCAGCTTGCAAAGCGCATGCACCTTACCGCTGCGGAAGCTGATCATCCGCCCGTTGCAGCGGACCAGAACCGCGGATCCCTCTTCGGCATTGCGCAATATCTTGCGCATCAGCTGCACCGCCTTCGACGGGATGATCACGTTCGGCGGGATCGCCTCCGCGCCGACGGGTAATTTGTCCGTCGCCTCGACGAGCCGGTTCATGTCGGTGGCGGCCGCCGTCAGCTTGCCGTCGCGCACATGGAGCAGAACACCGTTCAGGAACGCGCGCGCGACTTCGTTCGCCATCGCCACCTGCGCCGCGTCGAACAGCCGCAGCAGCGCGGACGCATCCACTTCGAACTCGGCGTCGAAGTCGTTTTCCGTGAGTGTCGGGAAATCGCCGATCGGCAAGGTCGGCAGCGTCCGCGTCGAACGGCCTTGCGTGATCACCAGCCTGTCCTGACCCGGCTTCATTTGGATTTCGCCGCCGCGAAGCGTTTCGATCGAAGCAATCAGCCGCTCGACGGACACCGTCGCCTCGATCGCCGCGTCGCTGACGCAGCCGATCGTCGCCTCGATCTGGATGTCGAGATCGGTCCCGACGATCCGCGCCAGACCGCCTTCGGTGACGATCATCAAATTCTGCAGGATCGGGATCGTGACCTTGCCCGAAGTGACGTCGCTGATCGTCCGCGCCGCGTTCAGCAGCACGTCGCGATCAAACAGGGTTGCGGCTTCAGCCAATGATCTTCCCTCCTGAAAGCGTGAAACAATGCGGTTCGGCGCGCAGCAGGCGGCGCTCGATCCCGCCAAGGACCAGCGATACGTCGGCGACGATGTCGGTGCGGATCGGCCCGTCGGTCGCGTAATCGACCATGTCGCCCGCCTCCCACGCGTCGCGGTTCGCGTCGCCGCGACGCGCCACGCCGCACATGTCGGTCAGCTTCGTCGAGATCCGCAGCCCGTCACTGTCCGATCGGACCGGCACGCCGTAGGGAAGTCGCTCGGCGGCAATGGCCTGCTCGACCTTCATGAATCGACCTTGTCCGCGCGATCCTGCGCAGCCTGGTCGCTATATTTCAGGCCGTTGTAGCGGACGCTCAGTTTGTCGATATTGGCTTCGAGCGTTTCGTCGCGGGTGATCCCAAGGTTCTGGCGAACCTGCTCCAGATAGAATTCAATGTCGCCCAGTTCCTCGACGACGTTCGCGCGGTCGATATCCTTGCGATAGATGACGTGCTTCTTGACCGCGTCGATCAGCTCGCCTGCTTCACCGACAACACCCGTGGCCGCATGCCAGAGATCGGCCTCGTTAGCCGTCAGCGCTGATGCGATGTGGCTGCCCGGTTTGACCAGAGTGCGAACCATTTCCGCGTGCGTTGGCCGCTTCATCACCCTCTCCTCGGATTGAGAAAATCGAACAAGCGCCCGCCGCCCCGACGCGGCGGCACGTCGCCCATTTCGCCGCATCCGCGGCCGATCCGGCCCTTGGCCTCCGGCGCGGTGAAATCTTCCCAGTGTCGCCAGCCGGCGTCGGGGCAATGGAAGCCCCAGTGCCGGATCACCGGTCCGGTGATGAACAGGGAAACCGCGTGCTTCCCGGGAAGCGTCTCGAGCCTGTGCGCCGCCTTGGCGCGGCGGAATATGATGTCGCCCGCGCGAACCAGACGCTGGGGCCGAATGCCCCCGGCAAGGATCCTGTGCTCGACGTAGCAGCCCATCAGCAGGATCGTGCAGTTCAGCCACGGATGATCGTGCAGCGCGCGATCGTCGTCCGAACGCCGGATCTCATGCAGGTAGATGTTGAACCAGCGATTGCGGGGGATGATCCACCAGCGCCGCAGATAGGGATTTTCCTCGTCGCCTATGACGAAATCGGGCGCGCGACCGTGAAGTTCACTCAGCCGCACCCGCTGCGACCACGCGACAAGTCGCCAGAACAGGAAGCCTGGCAGCCTCATGCCCGCTGCCTCGGCGCGCAGCGCACCGGCTTGCCGTCTTTGTCGAGCCTTCGTTCGCACTTGCCTTCACGCGGCGCACGGCGAAACTCGATCGAACCGTCGGGATTGCGCGTCGCGACCATGTCGGGCGGCGTCCCGAATATCTCCTGCTGATCATAGGTGATCAGCGGCGATCGCTCGAACGCCACCGGGTCTGCCCCATGATAAGGATCGGCGCAGGCCGCCAGCAGCAGCGCCGCGCAGACTATGCCTGCACGCTTCATCTCAATTCTCCCTGATGGCGTAAGGTCATGCGGGCCTCGCGGTGCGCTTGCCGCTGGCGGTGATCGTCACCACCCGCTGCCCGTAATTCGTGGCGTCGATCCGGATCCGCCCGCGCGACTGCGCCTTGCGCAGCAGGTAGGCGGCCTGATCGGGGTTCAGCCCGCCGATCATCTGGCCCAGTTCGCGATTGGTCGGGCACGGCCGATGCCGCGCCGCGAACCGCCGCAGGATTTGCATCAGCGACGCAAGATCATCGCTGTCCGGATCCACGACGCGCTGCGCGAGGCGCGCCGACGGCGCTGGCCGCGACGGCGTTTTCAGCCGCTGCGCGATGTAGGAGTAAAAGCCCGGCGACAGCTTCCTGCTGGTCAGCGTGATCAGCCCGGCGTCGAACATCTCGTTGATGGCTTTGATGCCGGTCGAATGCCGAAGCGAATGCAGTGACTGCGCCTTGGCGTAGACCAGAGTATCGCCCGCCTTCGCGCCAAGGACCCAGTCTTTGACCGCGTCGCCCGTCATCGCCCAGGCAGCCTGATCGACACCCGCGATCATGTCTGCGCCTCGTCGGCCAGCACCTGCACCGCCAGAGCGTCGAGCGCGGCCAGCCTTTCCTGCGCTTCCATGATTTCCTCGCGGATGCGCAGCTTCCTGATCTCTTCGGCGCTCACCCCGTCGGGCAGCGCCTCGCAAAGCCGCTGGATGACGTCCCCGGCTTCCTTCGACAGCGACGCCATGGCGACGTGCCAGTCCGCGTTGCTCGGCAGACTGGTCGGGGCGCGGACCAGCACGAAGCCCTGTCGCTTCGCCAAGGCCCGCGTGACGTGGGGCCATTGCGGCGAATTCAGCGCCACATCCTCCAGCTTGCCGACTTCGTCGACCCGCAGGAAATGCGGCGTGAAGCGATTGCCGACGTCGCTCATCCGCTGCTGCCGCGAACCACAGGACACGCCCGCCCCGTCGGTGCCGCCGCTGGCTTTCACCAGATCCTTGCTGGCATCCTTCAGGATCAGCCCGTCCGCGTCATGCGCGATATCGCGCGCGTCGCTCACGTGCGCACCCGCGCGGTAACTTCGTCATTTTTACCGCCTGACGCGGGGTCAGTCGGAGGCGTAGCAACAGCGCTATGAAGCGACTGCCACCACATCCAGCCACCGCTCGCGACCGGCGCTACGAAGGTCAGCCACGCGATCACTCTGCCGCCTCCGCTTCCGGGGCGGCGCCGATCGCGGCGTCCTTTTCGTCCATGAATTCCTTGAGCCGCCTGAGGGTGTCGAGCGATGGCTGACGTCCTTCGCGCATCGTCGAAATCAGCGACGCCTCGCCGATCGCATCTCGGCCGAACCGACTCGGCTTCATGTCGTGACGCTCCAAAAAAGCGTCGATATGCGAGAGGATCTGATCCAGAGTGGGGATGTCCATGGGGTCCGATGCATAGTCAGAGAACTCTGACATTGCAAGCGTCATTTGTCAGAAATGTCTATCATGGACGCTGACTGCGCACTGTGCGATTCTTCTGACATGTCGGAAACGCCAACAAATCCGCGCCTTTACGAAGCGCTGCTGCACTTCAAGCCGGACGATATGACGCTCAACGCGTGGGCGGTGGCGGCACGCGTCAACCGGAACATCTTCAATGACATCCGCAAAAGCGGTCGCGCCCGCACGGACATTCTGGACAAATTGCTGAATACAGCCGGTATCAGCTACGCCCAGTTTGACGCCTTCCTGGCTCCCGTTCAGAGCGAAGTCGTCAGCGCCGGATTGGTCGGCACGCGTGAGATGAACCAGGCATATCGCGGCACCGATCCGTTACCGCCACTCCCCTTGCTCGGCACCGCGATCGGGTGCCATATCGACGATCTCGAAGCGGACGTCGAAATGGTCGAACTGCATTTGGGTGAGGTGCTTGAATACCTGGGGCGGCCCGCATCGCTCGCCACGGACAAGGACGCCTATGCGCTGACCATAATCAGCGATTCGATGTCGCCGCGGTTTGAGCCGAACGAGCGAGTCGCCGTTTCCCCGCGCGCCACGATCGCAATCGGCGACGACGTCATCGTCCAGCTTCGTGCCAAGGATGGAGGGGATGACCGGGTGAAAATGGTGCTGATCAAGCGCCTCGTCCGCCGCACCGCCGCTTATGTGGAATTGCGCCAGTTCAATCCGGATATCACGTTCCGCGTTGAACAGTCTCGCGTGGCGGCCATGCACAAGGTGCCGGGCCGTCTGATCTAGTAATCATCGCCGAAAGGATCGAATGCGTTGCGCCCGTGCAGCGCATTCTCCGGATCGATCTCCGCATCGGTGGAAACGCGCAACACCGCGCCCCATAGCCCGCTTTCCGGCTCCTGCCCCACGGTCTGTATGCACGCGGCCAGATAGCGGCTCGCGTCCAGCCTTTCGAAGATCCAGAAATCGCCTCGACCGATCATTCCGATGCAACCGTGACCGGTTACAACCTTCACCGCGTTCGGATCATGTGAATTGTCAGGATCATGCTCCAGGGTCACGCGGTCGCCGGCCCGGCATCGCGGGAGGATCGCCTGCCTGTCGCTGCCGTCACTGTTCCTGAAGCTTTCGCCGACCACGGCGACCGAATAGACGCCCATCGATTCAGACTAGTCCGGCACGGCCGCAGGGTCTATGTCAGATTTCTCGCACATTCTACTTGACTGTCAGAGAAGTCTGACGCTATGAGGCTCCGAACACGGAGGCTCACACATGCTCAAGGAACCAGCACCATTCCCCCAGGTCGGCGCTTATGCGCTCTACCATTGCGCGGGTCAGCTTCAGCTTGTCCGCATCATCAGCCGCGACGTCGGTCTGGCCACGATCGCTTTCCCGCTCGTCAAGGGAGCCAGCGGCAACCGCACGCTTCCGCTGGTCGCACTGCTCAATAGCGACGACCTGACCGACGACGAGCGAATCGAATATAAGGATCTCGACGCCAAGTGTCGTCGATCACCGCGCCCGTCGAAACGGCAGTGGGACCGCTTCGACCAGCTGAAGCTTCAGGATCTTCGGTCCCAGACCCGCGCCGAACTGGTCGCCAAGGCGGCCAAGCTCGAAAAGGCGGCGGCGTGATGCCCCGCCTCATCTTCAAGCAGGGCCGCGTCGAGATCTGGCTGACCGGCGGCGAATATTACATCTACGGCATCACCAGCGACCCGCGCATCGCGCATTCGCTCGGCGCTGCCCACGATATCGCGGCGGCGGGGCTGTGAGCCGCTTTGTGACGCGCGGTCGCGACAACTGGACGGGTTCCAGTCCCGATCGCCACTATCGCATGCCGATGGCGAGCGATCGTCCGCCGACGTGGCAGGTCCTGCTGTTGCTGGCTCTGTTCATCGGCTCCGCCGCCTTCCTGTTCTGGTGCGGAACATTCCGATGATCCCCGCCGTGACATTGACCGGCAACGCCCGATTCCGGTCGACATGGAATGACCGGCTTGTCCTGCAGGCCGAGCATCGGATCGCGGTCGATCGTGCGATGGGTGAGCCCCGCAAGTTCTGGCGCGACGTGGCGTATCACGAACTCGCCACGCTCAGGGCGACGCGCAAGGCCAACGGCATGGAGCCGTTGATTTGAATGACGTGGCTGTACGTCCCCTCAATATCCTCAGTTTCTGCGCCGGGGTCGGCGGCCTCGAACTCGGCATCGCCATCGCTGAACCCGGCGCGCGCTGCATCCTGCACGTGGAGAGGGAAGCCGCAGCCGCCGCAAGCTTGGTCGCGAGCATGGAAGCAGGGTGGTTTCATCCGGCTCCTGTCTGGTCTGACGCTGGAACCCTCGACGCTCGACCATGGCGTGGCCTCGTTCATTGCCTCGCTTCGGGAGACCCCTGCCAGCCCAACAGCGTCGCGGGAAAGCGTCAGGGATCTGACGACGACCGGTGGCTTATCGATCAGCTGCTCAGGATCGTGGACGAGTGCCGGCCTGATCGTATCTTCCGCGAAAACGTGCCGGGCAACCTCGGCGGACAACTCGAAGCCCTCGTCCCGTCACTGGAGCGAATGGGCTACCGCATTGCGTGCGGAATATTCAGCGCGTCCGAAGTCGGTGCCAACCACCTCCGACGGCGATTTTTCCTCATGGCAGACGCCTGCGGCCAGCCAGTTCGAGGCGAAGGATCTGGACCTGATGCTGGAGCGCCAGCGCAGGCAGGCCGAGAAGCAAAGCAACAACGGCTTCGGCCTGACCTTGGCGAACGAAGTGCAGATCTGGGCGCGGGATCTCTGGACAACTCCAAAAGCCATATCGGGGGGGGGCGAACAGCAAGCGAGCGGAGCGGGGAGCGGGTGGTCCGGACCTTCAGGAACAGGTGAGAGACTGGTCGACACCGGCAGCACGGGATCACAAGGGCGCGAATTCGGCGGTGCATGTAACGACGAACGGCACGGGCCGGATGCACATGGATCAGCTGCCCAACTTCGTCGAGCATGCCTTCCAGCCTTCGCTCCCGGGCCAGGCGACACAAGATGGCCCACCATCCTCGCAGGAGCGCCGCAGCTTGAACCCGCTGTTCGTCGAATGGCTGATGGGCTGGCCTACCGGATTGAGCGGCTTCGAGCGTGCGGAAACGGAGTTGTCCCGCTGGCTGCTGCAAATGCGTGGCTGTCTCTCTCGGCTCGCCTTGCCGAAACCGGCGCAAATCGGACTGTTCTGAAATGATCAGCGACGGCGCTCCACGCCTTCCCTGGGCGATCGAGGATCGCCCGCCGCTCGCCAAGGTCGCGGTCCGCGAGCTGCAGGCCCGCGAAAAGCACTGGCCCGCCGCCGTCGATCAGGGGGAAATGACCCGCGAGGAAGCGGACGCCGATATCGCCGCCTGGCGCGTAATCGTGCAGCTGCTGCGCGACGGGACGTGCGAAACGGAACTGACGTGGGCCGAACTGGAGCATGCTGCCGCCAAGGCGCTGATCCGCCGCGACCAGGCTGTGGCGCAGGATCCCGACGATGTGGATCTGATCAGACGTCGCGCCGCCGTCTTCGACATCCTTGACCGGATCACATGGTGGCGCGGCGTAATCGCCCGCGACCGCGAATATGCGTTGCGCGGCACGGCAACCGTGAAGCGCGCCGCATGACGGCCGTCTTAGACGTCGCGCCGGAAACCGGCATTTCAGCGGATCGGCCCCGGTCGCGCGCCAGACGTCCTGCCGGGACCTGCCTGGAATGCCGTGCCGCGTTCGAACGGCGGCAGCATCATCAACTGTTTTGCAGTGCCGTCCACAAGCGGAAATGGAACAACCGCTGGATGAAACGCGGCGCCGTGCTCGCGCCCCTGATCATCGTCGCCCGCCTGACCCGCAACGGCAGCGAAGGCAAGGCGAAGGACTATGGCAAGCGCGCCAGCAGGGACTGTGATCAGCTTGTCGCCCGCTGGCGCGACGAGGATCGCGCCGAAGGACGCATGGACGTCACGGACTACGTCGCCGCGCGTTACCGCCTGAACCTGGTCGAAGTCGCATGACGTCGCCGCAGAGGGTTGCCCTGATGCCCGACTGGCCCACGCGCATGGGCGAGGATCTGGCCGCGCTCTACATGGGCGTCTCGTCGACCAGGTTTCGTGAACGGGTCAAGGACAAGGAATATCCGCAGCCTGTGCGCGAAGGCGGTCGCTTCCTGTGGTCGCGCCGCCAGCTGGATCGCTACGTTGACGCGCAGTTCGGACTGCCCCAGCTTCCGGGTGACTCGGAGGATGGGACGTGGGACGACTTGAAATGAAGGGCGTCTGCGCGAAGCAGGGCCGTCTTTATTACCGCAGGAAGATCAACGGCAAGGACGTCTATCTGCGGCTTCCGGCGCTCGACGATCCCGCCTTCGCCGCCGAATATCAGCTTGCCGCCGGCGATACGCAGCGCGCCGCGCCGGGCGCGGGAACGCTGGCAGCGCTGGTCGCCGCCTATCGTGCGAGCTCGGAATTCAAGGCGATCAGGTCGCCGCGGACGAAGCGGAACTATCAGCGCTATCTGGACATGATCGTCGAGATCGACGGCCATCGCACCGTCAAGGGCATCCGCCCGATGTTCGTTCGCAAGATGCGCGATCGATGGCAGGACGCGCCGGGCAAGGCGAACAACTGGCTCAACGTGCTCAAGACGTTGCTGGCCTACGGCGCGCTGAACGACTGGCGCGGTGACAACCCCGCCCGCGAAGTGAAGATGCTGCCGATCGGCGAACATGAACCCTGGCCCGCCGACGTCCTTGCGCGCGCGCTGGACGCTGCGTCGCCGATGCTGCGCCTAACTATCGTCACGGGCCTGTGCAGCGGCGCGCGGATCGGCGATGCAATCCGGATGCAGCATGGCTGGCACGACGGGCGGATCATGGAATTCGTCACGGCCAAGAACCGCGCGCACGTCGCCGTGCCCATGCACCCCTTCTGGATCGCCGAGATGGGCAACATCGCGCGCAAGGCGGTGACCCTGCTCTACGATCGAAGCGGCAAGCCTTTCGGCTCGACCAAGATCGTTCAGGAAAGGATCCGCCGCCTGATGGATGACATCGGCGCGCCGACCTACATCAGCAACGGCAAGGAACGAGGCTACAGCTTCCACGGCCTGCGCAAGAATGCGACCTGCTACCTGGCGGAACTGGGCCTCAGCGACACGGAGATCGGCTCGATCGTCGGCATGACCCCCGAAACCGTGCGTCACTATACGAAGCGCGCAAGGGCACTGATGATCGCTCAAGGCGCCGCCGCCAAAATCACGAGGGGGGACGTCCTTCAGCTAAAAGGGGGACGCCGCACCGAACCGGCGAAAAATTCTCAATGATTTCAGGATGGTGACCCCTACGGGAATCGAACCCGTGTTTCAGCCGTGAAACGCGAAAAGGCTTTGAAATCAAAGGCCCATCCCGCTCTTCATGCTTTGTTCAAGCCATTGCTTTTCAACAGGTTATGGACCTAGGGGGATGAAATAGACGATGATCGCCGCCTTCCTCTGCCTCGTCGTCGCCGTGCATGATGGCGACACTTTGCGCTGCCAGAATGGCACGCGGGTCCGGCTTGCAGGGATCGATGCGCCGGAGATCGGGGCGTGTCCGCGCTATCGCTGGTGCGCGAAGGGCGATGCCCAGGCGAGCCGCCGCGCGCTGGAGGGGATGACGCTGCGCCGCTCGATTCGGTGTGAGCCGGTGGCGACGAGCTATGGCCGCACCGTCGCATGGTGCAGCATCGGCGGCGTCGATATCAGCTGCGCGCAGTATCGCGGCGGCTTCGCGATCCGACGCTGGGATTATGACCGCCATCTTTGCAAGAAAAGATAGCACAGCCATCTTTTTGCTTGCGCCTGAAAGATAACTGGGCTATCTATCTCTGGTCGGACCGAGAGGGAGACCACCTGATCGCGCCGACAACCCGAAAGGAAAGAGAAGTGACATTCTCAATCCGGCTCCGGGTTTGGAAAGTGACCTTAACCTTCACAATCCAAGCCTAAGAGCCCCCCGCCCCGGACTAGCACTCTGGGGCGGGGATAGGGTTCAAAATAGTATGAGGCCGACAAACATGCAAGGCGAACGCCTGAAGGAAATGCGCCAGACCCTGCAACTGAAACAGGAAGAGCTGGCGGCCGCGCTTCAGATATCGCGCGTCCATTACGGCCAGATGGAGCGAGACCAAAAGAAGATCGAGGGCCGCACCGAGGCGCTACTCCATATGCTGGTGAACAATTTGCGCCACTATCTGTCACTAAAGCGGCAGATCGAGCTGATGGAGGCCGGAGAGCTGCATACCATGGAGGGGAAGGCGGGCGCGCCGATGCACGACACGACGGCCGCCAGCCTTGGCGATGCGCGCGAGCGCATTCGCGGGAGCGAGGCGACCTTGCTGCGGCTTTTCGGCGATCGCGAGACGTTTCAGGGCATCCTTGACAAGATCGTCGGCGGAAAGATGGAGACGTTCGAGGAGGATGATCGCGGCTATCTGGAACGCAATACGACCCAGGAAACTGCCGATCGGATGCGGCGCCGGATCGCCGAGGTGGAGGGCAGGCTGGGCAGGCTCTTGCTCGATTAGCCGCGAAAGGGCGCCTGATGTGCAACCGCTATCGCATGTCGGCCAAGCAGGTTGAGCTGGCACGCCACTTCGGCGTTCCCGAGCATCTTATCATGCCCGAGCCGGAGCCGCTGCCGCCGCCCGAGCTGTTCCCCAAACGCACAGGCTGGGTGGTCCGCCAGCAGGATGGCGTGTGGACGCTGGAAGCGATGCATTGGGGCGTGCCGTTGAACGGCAAGCCGATCACAAATGTGCGGAACCTGCAAAGCAACTTCTGGCGATCGATGCTTCGCAATCCGGCCAGCCGCTGCCTCGTGCCGGTGACCGACTTCTGCGAATGGGCCGGTGAGAAGGGCGCCAAGGTGGCCCACTGGTTCGGCCTCCCGGCCGAGCCGATTTTCGCTTTCGCCGGCATCTGGCGGCCGACCGAAGTCGGCAACGCCTATGCCTTCCTGACCTGCGATCCAAACCCGATCGTCGCTCCGATCCACCCGAAGGCCATGCCGGTGATCCTGCATCGCGAGGACTACGGCCGCTGGCTCGACAGCGAAGCGGACGACGCCTGTTCGCTCGCCACGCCGTTCCCGTCGCAGCTCATGGCCGTGTCCCGCGACACCGACTGATCTTCGCCCGCTGCGCTTCCATCTCATGCATGAATGGTACAGTGCGCTCCCAGCCAAGCACCCGGCAAATGCCGTTCATGCAGGATTGCAGATCGCGACGCCGGCAATATGGGTCCAGATAGTCTGATCCCGCCGATGTCGTGGCCGTCTTCCAGAAATCGTCGAACATCCATTTATTGGCGGAGTCAGCGCCGCTTTCGTGGAACAGCCACGCGAGCAGGAACCGCAGCCACAGCGCCTTCTCGACCGGCTCGTCGCGATCGGCGATCTCGTCGAGCGCCATCAGAGCCGTGTAGCGGAGATCGTCGCGGGAGAATCGCATGCACCCCGCTGCTTAGCAGCGGTGGAACAGAAACGGAACAGACTAGCCCGGATTGCACGGCAGCCCGGTCGCGCCCTGGTCTTGGAACCACAGGCAGACCCGGTTCAGCGCATCCCATCCGCGCTGGCCCCATTCGTCCTTGTCGCGCTGATGTTGCCGATAGCCTTCCTCGTCGTCGTTGATGACGACCGCGGGATCAAGGGCCGGCATTGCCTCCTGACTGAACGCAGCCGGCGCGGGCGAGGATAGCCGGATCGGTGCGCTGCCGGCGCAGCTGCTCGCAAGCATCGATGCGCTGGCGATCAGTAAGGCCAGACTTGGGCAGGTGCGCAGTCGCATTGTCGAATTCCTTTCGTTCGGCCGCCTGCTTCGCGCTGGCGGCATCTTTTCGTTCCTCGAGCTTCTGGTCCGCAACGCGGCCTTGTTTCTGGACCTGCGCATCGATTTTCGTTTCGTGGGTCGCGATCACGCTTTTGTCGTGCACGTGCAGCCAGAGCGCGGCCGCCATGACTGCCAGGACGATCGCCGCGGCAATCAGCCCGAGCTTGACCACGCGCGACGACAGACCCGTCTTCACGACGAGCCAGGGGATCAGTCCGAACATCAGTCTTTCCTTTCAGAGGAGCCCGCCGAGCACGCCGCCCAGCAGCCAGCCCGACAGGTCGATCAGCGAACCGCGCGACCACGGCTTTCCCTTCCCCGGCGCCGCATTCTGCCATTCGGTGATCTCCCGATCTGCCCAGAGGCACAGTCCCAGGAACGCGCCCTGATAGAATGTCAGGTCGACGCCGAGCAGCCGCAGGCCCGCGACGACGACGAAGCACAGCGCGGCATGCGCTCCCTGGTCGCGTAGCTCGCGGATCATTCCCGGTTCTCGACCGGCACCGGGCTATCCGGCGTATTGATGATATTGGCGTCGATCGGCCCCGTGGGCGGCGCGGCGGCTGCGGCGGCGATCGCCTCGAACGCCTTGCCGGTATTCTCCGTGGCCTTCTCATTCTCCTTCGATCCGATCCAGAAGCCATAGGCCGCCGAGAACGCGGCGATGATCGCGCCCTTCATCGCCTGGTCCGCGGGGTCGTTGAAATAGGCGAAACCGAACAGTCCGATCAGGAGCAGCGTGATGATGAAGCGCGGCTCGAACCAGGCGCTCATGCCAGCACCCGATTGACGAACCAGCCGTACATGAAGGCTTCGTTCGCTTGGCGCGCCTCGCCGAGCGAGATATAGCGCTCGCCCTGCAACGCATTGAGCGCCGCCAGCATCACCGCCTCGCCCTGCTTGCCGCGCTTCTTCAGGAACCCATCCAGCGCCGCGCGCGTGCCGGGTCCGGCGACGCCGTCGACGGCGAGGTCGGCATAGTCCCGGCCCTGGTTGTTGAGGCTGTTGAGCGCGCGCTGCAGGAAGGTCGCGGCGACCTTCGGACCCATGTTGACGCCGGTGTCCACCAGCTCGGTCGCGATCGCTGCGCTGAGCGGAACGATCCTGTCGAAGCCCGTCGCGATCACATAGCGCCGGCGGTAGATTTCCACGGCCGTCGCGCGGGGCAGGTCGCGCATCGGGCCGGTGTAGCCATTGGCCGCCGCCGTCGCCTTGGTGATTCCGAAATTGGTCTCGCCGCCGGCATCGCGCGGATCGTTCACATAGCCGCCCTCGGCGCGCAGAAGTCCCTCGATTATTTCATCGATCGTCATGGCTTGGTCCTGTTCTGAAATTCAGTCGATCTTGCCGAGATTGGCGCTCATGTCCGGCGGTATGACCGGGTCGAGAGGGAAGGCGGCGGCGAGCAGCTCGTCCGCTTTCACCAGCACGATATCGTCAGGATCTACCTTGCGGAGGCGACCCTCGACCATCTTGAAGGCGAGCCACAGGGCATAGGCCCGGCGCTCCAATATCTTCAGCCGTTCCTCGACGCGCGCCTGATATTCGGCACGCTCCTCGTCGAGTTTTTCGCGCTCTGCGATAAGCTCCCGGTGCCACGCGTCGAGTTTGGCCGACCGCGTTTGGGCGCGGGCGTCGTTCCAGTTCAGCAGCCACTTGAAGCCCTTGCCGAGCGCGACGAGCAGCGCGATGATTCCGGCGAAAACACCGCCGATCTCGCCCGGTGAGACACCGCCCGGATCGCTCACGGTGCGTAGACCGGCACGAACTTCCCGTTCGTCCACCCGGTATAGGAGTTGTTGTAAGTCCCGCACCATGCAAAGCCGCACAACTCTCCGGATGCGGCGGTCGTCCCGAACACCGGAAAATAGCGATAGATGCCATAGTTGGACGGAATGCTTGGCGTGACGCCCGCTTCCAGCACCGTCGTCACAACCGGACTCCCCGCCGCGATCCCGCTGGCATAATCGACCCTGAGCAGTTTCGCGCCGCTCTCGGCCGACGAGCCGTCATTCACGCAGCGATAGATGCGATCGCCGCTATGACTCTCGGTCGCGACCTTGATGTCCGGGCAATATCCGCCCGTGTAGAAGGGATAGCCGCAACCGCCGAGGTCATATTCGACGCCGGCCTTTATAACGATATGACGTGCGCCCGTCGGATCGCTCGGCAGAAGTCCGGCGCCGTACGGGTGGGCGTCTCCGGGGCCGGGAGTATCGGTGATGCACAGCACGTTGGCATGGGCGTGATTGAAACGCTGCGCCCTGCCCGCCGATGGAATCCGTACCGTATCGAGCGAAGTGGAATTGCTGACGTTCGCGGTGATTACAGGGCTGGTGAGGCCGGTAGTCGCGAATATCGACGCGGCCGAGTTGATGCTGTTCCCATTCGATGGCTTGGCGAGCGCGCCGGTGCGAAGATTGAGCAGGAAGGTGCGGATATACTGGCCGTCGCCGCCCGTGTCCGCCACGTTCGGGAAACAGTAGACCTGAACATATTCGCCGAGCGGCGCGGTGCCAGCCGGGTCTATCGTCTGCTTCGAGCCGAGGTCTATGTTGATATAGACCTGTCCGGGGCCACCGAAGAGAAGGCGGCGGCCCGTCTTGTAAGTTGCGAAATTATCGTCGGTGTACTGGACTTCCCACGAGATATTCGAATCGTCGTTCCAGAACCTAACCGCTCGCCCGTATCCCGCACTCGCCGCATTGGCGTCCTCGACCCACTCGGAGTAATTGGGGCGCCCGCTTGCCAGCGTGGTGATGACCTCGGCCGCGAAATTGTTTAGGTTGCCATCGGGGCTATTCTGCCAGCGAAGCTGTTGCTGGCTTTGGCCCGCAGCATAGTTGCTGCCGTGCCCGGTGCTTGCGATGACAAGCCGCGGACTGGACGGATGCGCGGGGAAAAACAGCGCCTCGCCGTTATGGTCGTCGCGCGTGCGCCACGTTGGCGTGAAGTCGTGACGCGCGACCAGGACGCCTGCCTTGGTGAACTCGGCTATTGTCGCCGTTCCATCGCCCTGCGTCGCCGTGAGATAGACATGCCCGTTGGCGGGGTTCTCCGCGGCGACATAATGCTCGTGCCATGACGCGCCCCAGCTGGAAGGAAGATCGATTGTCGGATGAGCGCCGATTCTCTTCGCCCGTCGCCCGGTCCGGATGCGATCGAGGTATCGCATCAGCGCGGAAGCGTGA